CCACCTGCGAATTGACCGTTTTCAACATACCCTTTTTGATTGATAATTGTGCTCATTGTTTTTCTATTTTATAATGTATTTTCTATTTTTAAAAGTTACAGAATCTATGTTCTGATAACTCAATGTTCTCCAATTGTTTGAACCAGGTGTTACTTGTAGGTTCAATTGGTCTTGTGATTCTTTTGTTGCACTACCACCTGCATCTCCACCAACATAAGCTCCATCATCCCACCATAATAAGTGTTGTGTTGTATGTGGTGGTTTACCACTACCATCAGCAGAACCTTCTGTTCTCCATCTGATATTCATTTTATTAGTTCTATTACTAGATTTTAAAAGAGTTAAAAATTCACTTACTGATATTTCAGTAGCAACTAATTCTAAAATCTTCTTATGAACTGAATTACTATTCATCTTATTTAGTTATAGGACCTCCTACTACCCATGCCGAACAAGTTCTACTCGCTGCACATTTAAAATCAAATGCTTCACAATATCCTAACTCACCTGCATCTATTGCACCGTAAGGGTCATCAACACCTTTTGCATCTATACCACTAGCAATGCATTCTAATATCTGTGGAGTTCTATAAAAGAAAGCACAATTACCACATAGAGCTTTTTTAGCTTCTGCAACAGAACTACCGAATTGGTCTGCTTTTGCTTTCCAATACTCTTCGTTAGGTTCGTTTGGATTTAAGGGACCATACTTTGCCTGTCTGATTGCAGTTTGTCTGTTGAATAGATTTACTCCAATGTTCTGTGTTGCTTCGGGACATCCAATCTCTGCAAGTAATGCAGGGGCAACACTACCACTTGCAACTTCACCTGGATAAGATGAACTAATAGATGGAACTGCTTCCATATCTATTTCTTTCAATTTGTTAATTGCCCATTCAACACCAGATGTTCCACCCCAAGCATCCCACATCAATCCACCACATCCTTCTGAATAGGGCACATCTTTGTTCTGTTGATGTCTTTTGAACGAAGCCATCCTTGCTATCGTATCTCTACTTATCGGTTCTCTATTGGCAAGTTGGTTAGCTCTTTGTTTACCTGTTGCTTCACCACAATCTCCCCAACCATTTTCTTCTGCCCAAGCCAATGCTCTTTTTGCATTGTTAGTTGCTGATTCAGGATAATCTGTGTAAGATTCTAACATCTGTTTTATTTTAGCTAAAACAATTGATGCTTCATCATCACTTAATTCTTCAATACTCTTTTCAAATAAATCTATATGAGCAGATGCTTTAACAAGTTTGTGTTCCATAAGTGCTTCTACTGAGAAACCTTTAACACGTCCTGTCTTTATATAATCATTCCAAATAATGTTTCCTTCTTTGGATTCATCTATGTAGAACTTACCCATCCAAGTTCCTTCTGGCATATTCATACCATAAGAATTAGATTTATCTAACTTTCCTTCTTTAATCCAACTCTCTACTAAATGAACACCTTTGATTTTCTTATCGTGTTCTAATGTAGCTGAATCTATAAGTTTACTCTTTAAGTAATTCTGTGCTAGTTTAGCAACTGTGGATTTAGAAAAGAATACGTGATATGGAGTTCCATCCACTTCATCCACTCTTAATATCTGTTTATCAGGTATCAAAATTGGACCTACCAACATTCTTTTTTCATTATTTAATTGTGCAAATTGAACTTCTGATTTTGAGAAATACATAAAGTCTTCCTCAATCGCAGGTTTTTCTACCAAAGAAATCGCTGTGATTAAATCGTTTTCGTCTTCAATTACTAATTCAAATACTTTTCCCATATCGTAATAACACTCCTAAAATTAAAAATCATCACCCTCCACTAAATGTGGCAGCTCTATTCGTTCTTCTATCAAGAGCCTGTTGTGATGTAATATCTCCACTAACTACATATGCTTTCAGGGGAGCTTTTGCAGCAGTTAAAGTTTCACCTAATTGTTGAGTTGGATTAGTTCCACCTTGTGTTTGTATCTGTGGTGCTTGAACTGCCGCAACTGTTGGTGCTGATGGTGGGGTTGGTAATGCTGCCGCACCTCCTGCACTTTGAACACCTCCACCAGATGATGATTCACCTGCTGAGTTGATTTGTTGAATAGATTTAGCAGCTGATGCAATAGTTGAAGCAATACTTAAACCTGCTGATATAGTATTGATTGCAACCCAAGGTTGTCCAACTGTTAATGGTGATGCAGCTACCGATTTAGCATTTGCTATTGCAGTATTTGCAATGATTTGTCCAATAGCTGCTGCTTGTGATATTACAACACCTGCAATTGCTAATCCTTTATTCTTACCTGCAATCTGACCTAATAAGTTACCGAACTGCTCAAACAATCCTAAATACGCCATATTGATTGCGTGTTTAGCATCAGCAGCTGCCTTTTCAGTTGCAACTTCTTTATCTGTTAAAGCAATTCTAGCATCTGCATACTTCTTACGGATTTCTGTTTTTTGGAACTCTGTAAGTTCAGTATTTGCTAAATCAATTGCTTCTTGTTCAGCAAGAATATCTCTTTGTTCCTGTATTCTTGTTAAATCAGCTTCAAAATCACCATCAATCTTTGCATTCTCTTTATCTAATGCTTCAAATCTTGATTGTAAGTTTGTTAAAAGAATACCTCTTTCTTGCTCAGCAGTTAATTTCTTTTGTTCTACTTTATACTTTTCTAACTCAATCTCAGCTGCAACATAGGTTTTATTTTTAGATAATGCATCCTGTAATGCAACATCATTTGTTGCTAAGGTTTGGTTATTAAGTAATTCGGTTTGTATAGCAGAACTTTTACGAATATCAAATAACTTTTGTTGATATTCAGATTCTGTAATCTCACCTTTTGCAACTCTTAAAGTTAATTGTTGTTCTTCTAATGCTAATGCATCATCAAATTCCTTTTGTTTCTTTTCTTTATCTTCCTTAGCATACTTTTCAGATACCTCTGCGAGTTCTTTGGCTCTTCCCTCTTCAACGATTTTTACATCCCTACCATATTTTACCGCAAGTGCTTTTAACGCATCGTATTTGGAGTTTATTACACTTATCTCTTTATCTTTTTCTGATAACGTAGCTAATCTAGCTTCTTCTAATCCTTTCTTTAATTCTTCTAATTCTCTTTTTCTTTCTGCTAATCTTGCATCAGATGCTGCTTTTGATTTACCTGCTAATTCTTTATTCTTAGCTTCTTCTGCTTTTATCTCTTCTGCTTTGGAATTATAACCAGTTTCTAAATAAGTTGCATAAAAATCCTTTGTATCTTGTTCTCTTTTTCTTAAATTATCATTTAGTTTTTTAGCTCCTTCTTTATCTGCTTTATCAATATTTTTATTGTATATCTTTCTTGCTTCTTGCTCTGCTGCAAAAGCTGCTTCGTAATCTTTGTAAGCTGATTTGATTTGGTAATCTCTGATTTCTTTTTCATCTTTACCAGCAGCTTTCATTTGAGAAATAGTTACCTTTCTTCTATTAGCAGCACTTTTTGCATTTGCATCTAATAAACGATTCTGAGATTCTAATGCTGAGTTTAATCTATCAGCAGCAGCTGCTGCTTCTATTTCACCTGTTGCCAATTCATACATCATAGATGCAGCTTGTCCTATAAGAACAACTAATGCACCAATACCGGTTGCAATCAATGCAGCAGATAATGCTCTTGCACTAACTGCGGCAGCTCTTGAACTAATACCAACTGCAACAAGTGATTTAGATAATGCTTGATTAGTTACAGTATATACTTTTGTTAAACCTGTTAGATTACCTACACCTGATGCAACATCTACTAAATCCTTACCTAATTCTACAAAGGATGATTTAATATCACTAAACTTTAACTGACCTAACTGTTTTAAAGACGTAATTAATCCACTAGCTTGATTACCAATAGTTCCAATAGGACCTGGCAATCCACCTAATACATCTGCAAAGTTACCTGCTCCTTTTCTTGCAGCAGCTAAACTATCTTGAACATCATCTATTTGTTGTTGTAACTTTAAGAACTCTTCCGAACCTGCGGCAGTATCCTTTATTTGTTTCTTCAACTTTTTAAGATTCGCAACTGATGCTTCTACATCAGGTGGTTCAACCTCTACTTTTACTTTGATGGTTTTGTCAGCCATGAGTGTCTTTTAATTTTATACCAAACATCTTTCCAAGTATTTGGTATTTG